AGCTTTTATATATGATTCTTGCATCTCAACAAACCATACTCTTGCTTCGTTATCATTCTCAAGTTCTATTACTTGAGTTAATTGTTTCTCGTTGGTTACCCAACCAACTAATGTGTATGTACTCATACTCTTGCCCACCTCTGTTTAGTGACACTAACTGAGTGCTTCTCGTATTTAGATGGCCCCATATCTTTGAGAGGTGACGCACCTAGTACACTACGCCAGTCCCACTTAGTGAAGATACCTATAGCTTCGTCCAATGATTGGCACACTGACGCACCACCCTTGCGAGAATGCACGTAGTACAGCCCCTCCGTAGTCTGATCTATCGTACCGACCAGCTCGCTATCGAACAGCACCTTCTTACGAAAGCGCCCGTCCCGTACTAATTTGATTTGCATTTGATATAATCCTATTTAGTGGCACTAAATGGCATCGTTGAATGTTACCGACCAAGCACGACTAAGCACCCCGCAATTCAATGCAGGGCGCTCAGGTTCTCGGTGGTGGTTCGTATTACTTGGCTTGCGCTTTGCTTACTTCTTCTTGAAGCTTAATTAAAGCACCTTCGATATAATCGTTCCAGCCTTTGTCCAAAGTCTTTGCAGTTTTCATGATATCTTTGAATACCATTTTGGCGTCTGCCTGTTCATCTTCCGGCTTGCAAGCTTTACGCATATCTTCCCAAGTATCAAAGCTCGATAGGGTGCCATACTGAATGTAAGCTCGCTTTGCTTCACTGAATGCCGTGGAAGTCTTTGCCGGGGCTTTATCACCGTCAATGGTAACCATTTTGTCTTGAACGTCATCGTAATGCTTGTAAGTATAGCCACGATCTTCAAACACTGCATTCTTGACCGTATTGACGTTATATCCTTCAACCTCATAACGCTTCAAAGTCTCAAGCATGACACTCAATGCATTGGTTTTAATATGGTTGCTATCTTCTAGAAGTTCTTGAGCTTGTCCGAGACCGTCAAGGGCTGTGTTGATGTTGGTAATGTTTAACATGATATCAATTCCTATTTAGTGCCACTAAGTGGCGTTGTGCGGTGCAACATAATATGTTGCAGTGCAATATGGGCATGAGGACCAGTGGCCCGTCTTGATTATACACGTTTTTGGGGTAGGTAAAAGACTTTTATCATCACTTTATTGTGATCAAGATAGTGAAATGTTGGCATGGTACTTGCATAGGATTAACGTATACATTAACGGACTCTGGAATAGGTCAGTGTTGTTGACCTATTATGTAACGATATCAATATGTTGCAGTGCAGTATAGTGTTAGCAGTTGCAACACGACATTGTGCAGTGCAACATAATATAGGTCAGGGTTGTTGACTATGACAGGGTAATTGACTAGGTCAGTGTTGCTGTCCTATTGACTGGGGTATGCGGGGGTACGGGGTCTAGTATACTCTTTTTCATGCACCCTGACATTATCCTAATGAAATTCTAGAGTTGCTTTTATAGCTCTTGACAACCTACTTAACATGTGCTACCCTATACTATACAGTATACTATAGAGTTACTCCATCGGCCTATACAGTCTCTAAGTTATCTGTATAGTAACTATGGTGACTATAAAGCAAACTGGTTAGTTTATAACTATAATAGTTATATAACTTAGATACTAAGTAGTTAACTACATAGTATTTAATATTTGTCTTTCTCTTAAAGCTTGACTATGTTGTTTAACTATGGTATAATATTAGTATGATCAAATCATTACTCATAACCTTAGCCCTTATGTTTGTCGGCACTACAGTATCGGCAGCTACATGCCGTATACCTTTCAACACAGTTTTAGAGACTATAAAGAAATCAGAGCCGACATCAACTAACAAACCAATGACTACACAGCAGTCTAAAGTATTCATGAAGGCATACAACGATGGTGACCCTAAGACTACCTTCATAGCTGACATGGTAGTAGCTTTTACTAAACCTAACGAACCTGAGTTACTGTTCTTAATTGTAAACAAGATGTGCTTAGTCAGTTACACTAAGATGACACAGGTACAGTTTTTAACTATGATGGGTGGTGTGACTAAGTGAGTAATGTATTGAAAGACACAATGGGTCGTTACCGTACACAAAGTCTCTTCCGTGAGTTTTACAGTGAAGCATCTACTGGCCTAAAGCCTATGTGGACTCTAAAGGACGAAGACCCTCAAGGGGAACTGCCAAGCCTAAAGCGTATCTACCTAGAGTGTGAAGACCCTACAGAGTACTCCTTTGCTATAGAAGTCTTTGGTACATGGCAGCACTGGTTAAAGATCAAAGCATCTAAAGCTATCGAACCTCACATAGAAGACTGGCCTATTGAACTAGAAGTACGCTTAAAGAGTAAAGGCATCTTAGGTGTAGCTGCTGAACTACGTGGTAAGAACGCATTCAGTGCAGCTAAGTTCCTAGCTAACAAAGGTTGGAAAGAAACAGCCAGTACACGAGGTCGGCCATCAAAGGCTGACATAGACAAAGAGATTAAGATAGCTGCCAAGCTGCAAGATGAAGTCAGTGATGACATGGCACGTATAGGTTTGTCTATTGTCAAATAGCCTACAAGACATACGTGATGCAGCTGAAGCTGATCTACAGACTTTCATTAGGTTAGTCTCACCACAGACTGTACTAGGTGGCGTACACCAAGAACTATGTCAGTGGTGGACCAGACAGGAAGCTAAGGCACTCCAGCTTACACTCCTCCCACGTGACCACCAGAAGTCTCGTATGGTAGCCTACCGAGTAGCTTGGTACATCACTAAACACCCAGACCATAGAGTGCTCTATATCTCAGCTACAGCTAACCTAGCAGAGAAACAACTTAAATTTATTAAGGACATTCTTACTTCAAGTATCTACATGAGGTACTGGCCTGAAATGATTAACCAAGAGGAAGGTAAACGTGAACGCTGGACTAACAACGAAATTAGTGTCGATCATCCGTTACGCAAGAAAGAAGGTGTACGTGATCCGTCTATCTTTACAGCTGGCCTTACTACATCCATTACTGGTCTTCATTGCGATGTTGCTGTCTTGGATGACACAGTGGTACCAGAGAATGCGTACACAGACGAAGGGCGTAATAAAGTCAAAAGCCAGTATTCCTTGTTGTCAAGCATCGAAGGAGCGGAAGCGCAAGAGTGGGTAGTCGGTACACGTTACCATTCTAAAGACTTGTACAACGACCTCATGGAGATGCAAGAGGAGATATACGATGATGAAGGAAACATTATTGAGTATGAACAACTATATGAGAAGTTTGAAAAACAAGTTGAGAACAGGGGTGATGGAACTGGTGAGTTCTGTTGGCCCAGACAGCAGCGCCCTGATGGTAAGTGGTTTGGGTTTGATCGTAAAATTCTAGCACAAAAACGTGGCAAGTACCTAGACCGTACCCAGTTTTTTGCTCAGTATTACAACAACCCTAACAACCCTGAAGGCACAGGTATTACTCCTGACAAGTTTCAATACTTTAACAGGAGTCACCTGACTAGACAACGAGGCTATTGGTACTATAAAGGTAACCGCCTTAATGTCTTTGCTGCTATCGACTTCGCGTACTCACTCACTAAGAAAGCTGACTCCACAGCTTTAGTGGTTGTCGGGATAGACTCTCACCATAATTATTATGTCTTAGATATTGAACGCTTTAAGTCTGAGAAGATTAGTGAGTACTACGCATACATCCTAAGAGCTTTTGTTAAGTGGGACTTCAGGAAACTACGCGCTGAAGTAACAGCAGCTCAAAAGGCTATCGTACAGGAGTTAAAGAACTCCTACATCAAACCTAATGGGTTGTCTTTATCTATAGATGAACACAGTCCTACTAGGCACGACGGCTCTAAGCAGGAACGTATCAAGGCTGTACTAGAAGCTAAGTATGACAACCTATCTATATGGCACTACCAAGGTGGTAACTGTCAAATACTAGAAGACGAACTAACACAGGAACATCCACCACACGATGACGTAAAGGATGCTCTAGCCTGTGTGATTGAGATAGCTATACCACCTAGCCAACAGCATGGCACTAGCCGTAATAGTGGTGAAGTATCTAACAGTAACATCGTAACACATTCACGCTTTGGCGGGGTAGCAGTATAACATGGCAACACGTAGATCATTAGTATCCAGAGGCTTTACGTCTGTAGCTGCTGGACCATCAAGCACTAACAGGTTTCTGAAGCCACCACGTGTAGTTGGTGAGTATACTACAGTTGCTGAAGACTTACGTTCAACTAAGAACGCTGTAGGCCCTGCTGCTCAACCACTCCGCCCTAGAGCTAGAGTAGAGCAGCAACAAATTAGTGAAGGCGGAAACATTGATACTTCTTATCAAGCTGGAAGCAGAGCTAGGGCTTCTGTTAGAGGTAGTGAAGCTTCTTTAGAAACAAATCCCGGCTTCTTTGGAGGAAGTGAAATAGATTCCTTTGGAGGTATTCCTGCAACAGCTGATACTATTACTAATCAAAACAGAGCGATACAAGCAGGGTTAACTATTGCTAGTGTAGCAGCACCTCCTCTTTCTCCTTTTACTAAAGCGTTAAGTGTAGTAGCAGCAGTTAATGCTTCTAATAAAATCAGTAGCTTAACAGACCCTATGTATAACACCCCTAACGCTAAAGGTTTTTTTGATAAGACAGTAGAAGACATAGAAGGTATCCCAGCAGCAATAAAAGGAATACCGGGGAACATTGTTACAGGTGCTCAAAAAGGATTAAATGCACTAACAGGTTTAGTAACTAAAGCAGAACCTGTTAATGAACAACGTAAATCAAGAATAGAACGAGCTGAGCAATCTACAATTAATAAAAATACAAGAGATATAGCAGCGTCTGTACAAGCAGAACAACAATCACTTCAGCAAGCTAAAGAAGCTCAACAACAACAAACTATTAAAGACAACCGTAGAAGAGATAAAGAAGGTGGTGGTGGTGGTGGAGGCTTTAGTGGATTTGGCGGATCAGGTGAGTTCAGCGGCAATGAGTCAGGTATTGACGGGCTTTCAACATAACTTAATAGGTAATAAATAACATGGCTGGACGTACATTAGATTTTGCAGAGTATATTGGGACACCAGATACCCTAGCTAATGCTATTGGAAACAAGTACCTAGAGTGGTCTAACCAACGTAGGTCTTGGGTAGAGGATAAGAAGGAGCTACGTAACTACGTCTTTGCTACAGATACTACAAAGACTTCTAACGCTACCTTGCCTTGGAAAAACTCTACGACTACACCTAAACTATGTCAGATAAGGGACAACTTACATGCTAACTATATGGCAGCGCTATTTCCAAATGATGACTGGCTTCTATGGGAAGGTGATGATGAAGATTCAGAAGCTGAAGAAAAACGTAAAGTAATATCTTCTTACATTAAAAATAAACTACGTTACGGTAACTTCATTAACATAGTATCTACTATGGTTTATGACTTTATTGATTACGGTAATGTTATAGGGACTACTGAGTACGTTAATGAAACACGTATAGATGAAGAGACAGGTGAAGTCTACCCCGGCTATGTAGG